TATAAAATTACTTAAGGGGTAACATGGCAGATTTTGATTTCGGCTTTACTCTTGTAGATGAGAAAGATTTAGATGTCTCACAAGAGTTAGTAACAGCCACAGCATCCGGTGCAACAGCACAGGATAAGTTAGACAAGTTATACAACGCAATCATACCACTACTTAACAACCTTAAAGCCAACCCTGAACGGGAATATATTAAATGGCCTAACAGAGTTGACAAGGTAGAAGCATTCGAAACACACATATTGAAAATATATAAAGGATAAGTGTGTACAATCACCGCATACTATGTTATAATAGTACAATATAAATTACATTATGAGAGGAAACAATGGAAGATATTAATAAGAAATCATTTTCAGGTTTAGTTGAGACCTTCGTACGAACCCATAAAGATACTAACTATATGGATGCTATTATTAATGTGTGTGAGAGTAACGAGATCGACCTGAGGGACAGCAAGAAGCTGATCTCCAAAGAGATTATAGAACACGTTGAGTTCGAAGCAAAGAAACTCAATTTACTGGTAGGTGGTAATCCTACATACATGTTGCCGATATGAGGATGACTGGTTATGAGGCATTTCAATTTCACAATGCAGTTAATCTGCATTTCAACGGAAGTTACGATTGTTTTAAGTATAATTTTAAAACAAATGTGACCGAGAAGACTTACTGGAAACGGCCTGATAAATTTCAGTTGTCTAAGATAGGTAAACGATTTAAAACTCGTGATGATATCACCATGTACTTTGCCGCCCACCAAGTTGCTGGTAACAAGTACAGTAGTGATATGATACGTGACGAAGATACATACACGGCATTTATAAAGAAGATAGATAGTATGTCTTATGTGTTTCGTAATGAGTTAGAAGAAATTTCGGATGTAAAGTTTGACGAACTCTTGAACGTAGAAGATACGTATCCAAGAATAGTTCAACTTCATCTTGAAGGTGTGGTGTCTTTCGAGACACTATGTATAGTAAACCGCTTAACTGGGTTTATTACAAGGGCGAACAAAGAGATCACAGATACCATATTGTGGCCAGACTTGTTCAAAAAGATATCTAAGTTTCAATCGTTTCTTAAGGTTGATGACAATAAAATGAAAAATATTGTTTTAGATATTTTTAAATAAGGTATGTACATGTGTCATTAACGTGATATAATGTAATACACAAGATACAAAATTAATATAAATTTATACTAATTCTTAATGGAGAATAAAATATGTCTTTTGCAGACTTAAAAGCTAAAGCTAGTGATATGAGTTCACTAGTAGGTGCAGCTTCAAGCACTAACGAAAAGAAATCATTCGGTGATGACCGTATGTGGAAACCAACGGTGGACAAAGCAGGTAACGGTTATGCTGTTATTCGTTTCCTACCTACAGTCGAAGGTGATGACTTACCTTGGGCTAAATATTGGGATCACTTCTTCCAAGGACCAACCGGTCAATGGTATGTTGAGAAATCACTTACTACAATCAACAAGGATGACCCTGTCTCAGAGATGAATTCAAAGCTATGGAATACTGGCATTGAAGCAGATAAAGATACGGCTCGTCGTCGTAAGCGTCGTTTACATTATGTGTCAAACGTATATATTGTATCAGATCCAGAGAATCGTGAGAACGAAGGCAAGGTAATGTTATATACATACGGTGCGAAGATCTTTGAAAAGATCACAGATGCAATGCAACCCAAGTATCAAGATGAATCACCTATGAATCCGTTCGATTTATGGAAAGGTGCAAACTTTAAGATGAAGATCTCTCAAGTAGCGGGTTTCCGTAACTATGATCGTTCAGCTTTTGGTGCTGTCGAACTGGCTAATCCAGATGATTCTGTCTTAGAAGATATCTACGACAAGCAGTATTCTCTTAAAGAGTTCACTGATGTTGATACCTTCAAATCATATAGTGAACTTAATCTTAAGTTGACTCGTGTGTTAGGTGAGGAATTGGTGACACGCGGTGATGTAGCTGAAGAGGAAGAGTCTTATGCTCCAACCCCTCCTCCTGTTGATGCTAGTGCAGAAGATAAACATGCAGGCATGACATTTACAGGCTCAGTCGCAGCTGTAGCACCAGTTGATGACACTATGAGTTACTTTGCAAGGTTAGCAGCGGAAGCTTAGAGTTAAATTGAAGTGAAACAAAGCCCTCTTAGTGAGGGCTTTTTAGTATATACTACCAAGACCAAATAACGCCACTCTCAGTCACAACCCCATTTGCATTGCTACCAGTTCCTGGTGATTGAAAATTACGATCAATGTAAGTTGAGTTGTATGTAGTGCTAGCACCCTTACCGGTAGATGCATCAGTGATAATTGCAGGAGGTTGAGGTAGTGGAAGGTACCCAGCTGGGGTTAACCTAGGATTTTTAAGTGACATGTCAAGATTCTGACTTGTGATGATAGCATCCGGAAGCGGGGTAACAATAACGTCACTAAGTTTAGACTTTCCGTTTCGTGTCATTAGCTTTGCAGTCTTATCGAATGTTTTAAGTTCAGCTTCGACCGCTTGCTGTAGTAATTTTTCTGCTATAGCTTCATATGGTTTGTATGGCTGATGTCCCGGGATGTTTGGATTCTTCATAAGTTTCTTTATGCCAGGTGGAAACAAATCTGCCGGTATGATTTTACTTTCAGCGTTTTCCTTTTCCGCCAATTTGATAAACGCTGACTTACCGGCAATGCCTGCGCTCGGGTGACCGTCACCAGAATTTATCCAGCCTAAACCTTTTTGCATCCATATAGGAAATAAACCCATAAGAGATTTCTTTATATTACCAGGTATATCCCTTATAGTATCCCACATATCACTTAAGCCATCATTAAATCCTGACATATCAAAATCAGGTATCGTAAAGAATCCACCAAATACTGCACCAGTATTTGTATTATATAACCAATTACCAATAGTAGAAAGCATTGTGCCAATACTACCCATGGCGGAACCCCACGCTGCAGCAATAGTAAAGTTATCAGCGTCCCATGATATGAATCCACCAAACATTGTGGTTTTGATTGCATCGGCGTGATGATTACCCTTAGTACCAGGGGTATAAATCCAGTTAGCTATGGTACTTACAATACCATTGAAAACACCCTTAGTAGATTCCCATGCTAGTCCAACAGCCTTACCAGCTTCTTTTAATCCTTCAGTGATTTTGTCACCACCAAAATATCCTGCCACAGCACCGATAGCCATTCCAATTAGACCACCAATGATTGCACCAGGAATAGCACCAACACCACCAAATAAGAATCCTATAGCACCACCGATTGTAGCACCCAATCCACCGACCTTAAATGATTGTTTGATTGAATTCCATATGCCTTCACCAGAACCACCTAGACCTTTACCCACAGCACCAGCCAATCCATCAGCTTTCCAACCAGAAACGAAATCTGTAATTGCCCCTACAGCAAGTGCAACCACACCAGCAACAACTAAGGCAGGAAGAGCTCGTAAAGCCAACGCACCCATCCCTTTGCTTGTTGCAGATGGAGAAGGTAAGCCTAACATCGGTGCAGACTGACCAATCACTTTTTGCTTATTGCCTTCACGATTACTTTCAAGTAGACTACGCTTATCATCCATCCTATCTTTTTTGGATCCTGCAAGCATGTCTTTCCAAAAATCAAGCTGAGTATGAAGCGCCAAGGCAATTTCATCTAGAGTAGCCAGTTGTAACATAGAACTGACTTCTGCGGTATTACTGACCGCTAAAAGATTTTCGCCTATGCTATACGACATATGCCCTATTTCAGTGTTAATAGTAGACAAACCAATTTTTTTATCGTCTACTAGTGTTTTAGGTGTTTTCAGAAACTTTTTATTGGCGGCTTCCGTTTTATTATAATCACGTGCTCTTTTACCACTGGCAGTAAATTTTTCAGCAGAAATAGCAGCAGCAAGACTTCCCTTTAGTCTTCGTTTAAAGTCTTCAGCTGGGGTAATGATAGCTGCATCACCACCAGCTACAGGATTTCCAGCTAATATCGCTTCTTGACGTTCGACCATAGACTGCTGCTGGATCTTTTCGCGCACAGAAGTTTGATTCATCTTTTTAAGCTGATTCGATATTTCTTGTAGTATTGCTGTTTGGTCTTTAGCCATTATCCTTTATCCTTTTTTGCTCTTTCGTTTTCTTCTTCAATATGTTGTTTAACAAGGGTGACATACATCTCCCTTTCCCACGGCAACATATCATCCAGTTCAGTTAAGCTAAAGTTGTGATGTTTGATCAACGCAAAATTAGTTGTGTAATAATTAACTATACTTTGGTGGGAAAGGGCTATTGAAAAAAATCAACTAATCCGCTTAGCACCTTTTCGTTATGTTCACCACAATCGCTACAATCAAATTCTAATTTATAATTCAGCGTAGGTTGTTTAGCTAAGACCTCAATTATATTATTAAACTGATCGCTGTTTAACCCTTCAACAAAGTCAACCATTTCAGCATGCTTAGAGTTTTTCGCAGCAAAAATTTCTTCACCACTATAAATTGTTTCAATAGAATTTGCAATGGTATTAATGATAGCATCGGTTTCAGTCTTCCGCTGAGAATCACTTAACCTATCACTCATGGTCTGCCATTTCAAGTCAAGGGATATATCACCCGTTAATTTGACATGCTTATCCACTACATCTTCTATATTCGTAACATTAACTTTTTCTAAATTAATGCGTACTTCGTTCGGTGTTTCACATTTAGTACAAGAAGGATTTACTTTAATACCTTCACCTACAGACTTACTTCGTAGGGTAACAAATATAAACTCAACATCAAACGTTGTTAGGTTTTTAATATTAATCGGCGACTCTACACACTCTTTAATAATATTCATCACAGCTTTTTCAACTGCACTTTCATCTTGAGATTCTAATGCTATTAACAATATCTTCTCTTCTCTAACCACGTATGGTCTGTATGTAATACTCTCGCCTGACGAAGGCACAATCATATCATACTTTGGGGTTGCTAGTTTTGGCAACATATCAATACTACTCCATTATTTTATAAAAAATTCTTAAATGCACTTATTGTATCTCTTCCGATACTTAACATATTGTTTGCAAGATCTGCAAACCCATCCACTAATCCTACGCTCTTGAAATTATCGTATTCCCACGTGACGGTCACTTCTAATAAACCATCTGATCCGTTATTTAATTCAATAGCACTAACCTGTATAGGATAAGCATTTAATAACTGAATAGAATACCCAGGAACGATATCGTTGCCTGTTGATAATTGTTGAATAGTCACATCACTAACGTAATCTTTTTTATACATCGCTTTATAGTGATCGTGTGATGTATCTATAATCATTTCCTGCCACATATCAAAGTACTTCTTAACATAATAATCATTAGTTAATAGGAATGACATGGTGACTTCATCTGTTGCAGCCGAATAAGGCTTCTTAGATAGGTGATGGTTATGTCCAGATTCAACAGTGCTTATTAGTTTGCCTGGCAATGTACAAGACTGACATAGCAAAAACATATCCCTAGGATCTTGTATAAAGTCTCCAAGGTGCACTCCATCACCAGATATAATATTACTTATTAACTTGGATGGATTAAAATTTAATAGGCTATTCATTCCTTTTGAAGGATGAGAAACGTATACTCCGAATCTATTGCCACGTGCTATACCGCCACGACGGTTGATCGTGGACTTAAGTGTGTCTATGCTTACCGGTAATGACATTAGTATTGTTTCCTCGAATCAGCCCAAACAGCGCCTTCACCAGCTTTCTTGAATGAGGATGTTTGTAAA